GTTACAGGTGCCGTCAAATTTGTTGTTGGTGGTGCTCTTACAGTTGTTGGTGTTGTGACAGGGTGGACACCCCTTGTTTATATTGGAGTAAGCATGATGATAGATGGAGTTATCGAAATGGTAACTCCTACACCTAAGCCACCAAAAGAAGCAGAAAGATTAGAAAGTTTTTCATTTACGGGGATCGAACAAACAACAGGTCAGGGAGGTGCAGTTCCTGTTGTTTATGGGAAATGTTTTATAGGAAGCTCAGTTCTCAGTGCAGGTATTAAAACTTTTGATGATTGACCTCATTAATTTTACTTATTAACAATTAAGAACTATGTCTGAGAATCCTACCGTTGCTGATGACACCCTCCAAAGTTTCCAAAAAGTAGAGATTGTTGATCTGCTTTGCGAAGGGCCAATAGAAGGAATTGAGGGAGGAGAAAAAGGAGTCTATTTAGATTTAACACCTTTGCAAGATAGTACTGGGGCAACTAATTTTGAGGGTTGTTCTATCAAGAAACGAACTGGAACACAGGACCAGACATATATTCCTCAAACAAACAATATTGGTAGTCAAAGAGCAACACCTTTAAATCTTGAACTTTTAAAATCAACTCCACGGACTAGATCTATTAATGATGCCACCACTGACAGGATTAGGCTGACTTTCACATTACCTAGCTTACTCAAACAAGAAGATGATGGCGACATTGTTGGAAACCAAGTAAAGATAACTATTCAAACAAAATATCAAGGTGATTCTGATTATGCTGATGCTAGATCTATAACAATTTCAGGTAAAAGCAGCAGTACTTATCAACGTGCTTGCCTTATTGAACTTTCAGGTAATTTTCCTGTTAGTATTAGAGTCAAACGAAACACGGCAGATAATGGGGGAGATACAAGAAATCAAAATACAATCAGATGGACAAGTATTACTGAGATAACTGATGAAAAACTTAGTTATCCAAATGCTGCTCTTTGTTATTTAAAGTTTGATTCTAGAAATTTTAGTGGTATTCCAAAAAGACGTTATTTAGTAAAAGGTTTAAAAATAAATATCCCGACTGGAGTAACAGTTGATAGTACTACTGGTCGCATTATTTATCCTGATGGTTTTATCTGGGACGGTAATTTTCAAAGTTCACTTAAGTGGTGTAGCGATCCAGCTTGGGCCTTATGGGATTTAATCACAAATACTCGTTACGGAGCATCCATTCCTGAAAGTTCATTAGATCGTTGGGATTTTTTAACTGTTAGTAAATATTGTAATGAACTTGTATCTGATAAAAAAGGTGGACTAGAGCCAAGATTTTCCTTGAATTTATATTTACATACGAGGAATGAAGTATTTAATACTATTAACGATATTAGTAGTGCTTTCAGAGGAATGAGTTATTATAGCTCAGGTTCATTAGTGCTAACACAAGATAAAGAAGGAGAAAGTCAATATGTTTTAAATCCTTCTAATGTCATTGATGGAATTTTTAATTTTTCTGGATCATCTAAACTAACTAGACATACAACAGCAACAATTGCGTGGCAAGATTATGATTTATTAGGAGATATTCAACAGGAATATGTAGAAGACGTTGAAGGTATTAGCAAGTATGGAATTAACAATAGACAGACAAAAGCTATTGGCTGTTATTCTCAAGGACAGGCCCATCGTTTAGGAAAATGGCTTTTAAAAAGTGAACAATTATTGACTGAGACAGTTACATTTGGTGTGGCTATTAATAGCGGAATTGTTTTAGCTCCGGGGATGATTATTAGTATTGCAGACCCAGTAAGAACAGGGCAGAGGCGAGGTGGAAGGATTTCTTCTGTTCAATCTAGAACAGTATTTCACGTTGATAGTAATACTGATTTCAATTTAATTGATAACAATAACGACCCTAAATGTTCTGTTATTTTGCCTTCTGGATTAACAGAAGAGAAAGATTGTGATGTTAATGGAACACAAATAATTCTTTCAAGTGCGTTATCAGAAACACCTCAAGTTGAGGGGGTTTGGATGATAAGAACAAATGACGTCATTTATAAAAAATATAAAGTTGTACGGGTAGAAGAAGCAGATCAGATAAAATATAATGTGACAGCTTTAATGTATAACGAAAGTATTTATGGAAATGTTGATGCAGATGAATTAATAACAATTCCTAATACAACAAACTTAACAGCTGTTCCTTTATCAGTAACAAATATTGGAGGAACTGAACATTTATATACTGACGGGTTAAATGTAAAAACAGCTTTTGAGTTAAGTTGGACATACCCAACAGAAAGCATTGTAAATAACAAAGTAAGTATTCCTATTCCACCATCTTTGTATAATGTTAATTATCAATTAGCAGAAGATAATTATATTCAATTAACGACAACTTCTCCCTCTGTCCGAATAGAAAATTTAAGAGCAGGAACATTAAGAGTAGAAATTCAAGCTATTAATAATTTAGGTTTAGGAAGTCCTATTGCTACCAGCTCTTTTGTACTTGAAGGTAAAACAGCAAGTCCAGAGGATGTTACTGGTCTTACTTTTGAAGATATAAGTCCTAATTCAGGAAGACTAAAATGGACTCAAACAACTTCTCTTGATGTAAAAGTAGCAGGAAAAGTTCATATACGTCATTCAAGTTTGACAGATGGAACTGGTACTTGGAACAACTCAGTTGATTTAATTGATGCTATAGCAGGATCATCCACAGAGGTTATTATTCCAAAGCTAACTGGAGAAACTCTAGTCAAGTTTGCTGATGATTTAGGAAACTTTAGTGTTAATGCTTCAAGTTTTATTATTCAAACTCCATCTCAAAAAGCAGAAACTTTATTAGTTAAAAACCAAAGAGAGGATCAAAGTTCTCCGCCATTTACAAACGGAACCAAAACAAACACAGAATATGATGCAACACTTGAGGCTCTTCAATTAACTTCAAGTGGTGGAAATATAAACAGCACAGGTTCTTATACTTTTGCACCTATATCTGGGAGCAATTCTGCGACTTTAGATCTAGAAGGAGTGTTCGCTCTCAATCTTCAAAGACATTTTGCTACTAGAGCTATAAGACCAACTGATTTAATTGATGTCTGGCCTGATGTTAATGCTCGTTCTGACTGGGATGGAGCAATCATTGATTCTGTTAATGCTTCTTTTTCTATCCGTACCACAACGGATAATCCAAGTAGCTCTCCAACATGGAGCAATTGGATTTCACTTACTAATGGAACTTTTAGCGGTAGAGGTTTTCAATTTAAAACTGATCTAACAAGTGGAGATACAACAGAAAATATTTTGATTGACGAATTAGGTTATGAGGCAACATTTGATCAACGGACTGAATGTAGTACTGAAAAAGATGACAGTGGTGAAGGAGAAAAAACCATAACATTTACAAAACCATTTTGGACAGGCACTTCTCTGCTAGGTGGAAGCACTACAAAATATCTACCTAATATTTATATAAATGTTCACAACTTAACAAGTGGTGACTACATAGACATGGGAGCTATTACGGCTTCTAATTTTAAATTTACGGTGAAAAATTCAAGTGGGGCAGCTATCGACAAGGAATTTACATGGACTGCGGTAGGTTATGGACGAGGGGCTTAAACTACCTATAAAATAGTTACATACAGAACAAACCATGACATACAACTCAGACTTTGATATTGCAAATGGTAGTGGTTCAACCGTTCGAACAGAGTTTAATACTGCTTTAAAGGCACTAGTTACCCATAGTGCTAGTGGTACTAAACCGACAGCAAGTGACAGTTTTAACTTTCAATTATGGGCTGATACAGCAAATAATAAATTAAAAATTAGAAATTCTTCTAGCAATATAACTTGGCATGAAATTGGAGCATTAGACACAGAAAATTTAGGGTTAGCTTTGCTTGCTGGTTGTACCTTTACAGGTGGAGTTACCTTTAATGCAGAAACTGTTTTTAATTCGACAGGTTCAATTCAGTTACCAGCAGGTACAACAGGACAAAGACCTAGTTCTCCTAGCGATGGTGACCTGAGGTATAACACCAGTGAGCATGAGGTAGAAGCATATAAAAATGGAACTTGGGCTGACGTAGGATCTGGCCCCGGAGCAACAGGCGGAAATGATGGTGCTAATGCTGTTTTTTGGGAAAACCAACAGACAATCACTCATGCTTATGAAATCACCGCCTCTCGTAATGCTGGTAGTTTTGGAGAAATTACTATCAATTCTGGGATAACAGTTACAATACCTGCAACGTCTTCTTGGACAATTGTTTAATCGCTTTTTCCTCGCTAAAATCTAAACATGGCAATTACTATTGACGGCAGTTCAGGAATAGCATCAGTTGATGGGTCTGCTGGATCTCCATCCGTTCGTGGAACAGATGCCAACTCAGGGATTCTATATACTGCTGACGCAATTAAATTTTCGACTGGTGGAGTACAACGGGCAGTTGTTGATAATAACGGCTTAAGTTCTGCGGGGCATATTCTTCAAGTCTTACAGAATTTAAAAAGAGACACTTCAAGTACAGCCTCTACTAGTTATGTAGACACAGGTTTAGAACAAGCTATAGAACCAGCTAGTACAAGCAATAAAATATTAATTCAATATTCCATCATGTTTAGTACACCAAGTTCTAGTATCGCTTCTCCTTTTACACAAATAGTGAGAGGTGGTTCAGCTATAACTAATGCTTTCCCTTCTGATACTTCTGTTTCTCAGTATGGAACAACAACTAATTTTAATGGAAGTGATAGTAGTGTTTGGTGCGCAATGACTTATTTAGATTCTCCTTCAACTACAGATGAAATAACATATAAAATTCAATATCGTGTTGACGGTGGAGCTGCCGTTCATATTAATAAATATCATAATCAAGATAATTACACTTGTATTAGTCAGATGACATTAATGGAGGTAGCAGGATGAGTTTAGATCACGAAGCAATTAGGAAAGCTTATCCAACAGCCGTTACTATTTATGATGACAAAGGAGCTTTTGATAAAGATGGAAATTCTATTACGTTAGAGCAATCAAAAATTAATACGGCTCGATCAGAAATTGATACAGCGTATGCTGCTGTTAAATATCAACGAGATCGAAAGGAGGAATATCCTTCTATAGAAGATCAGCTTGACGACATCTACCATAATGGTATTGATGGCTGGAAGGCTACAATCAAAGCAACTAAGGATAAGCATCCGAAGCCATGAGTTCACTTAAGCTAAAACATAGTTCTGGAAACGGAACGCTTATTAATGCTCCAGCATCGAATCCGTCTGCAGACATCACGTTAAAGGTACCGTCAACAACGGGATCGGCGGGGCAAGTTCTTAAGGTTGCTTCTGCTAATCACAGTTCAACAAATGCAGAGCTTGAATTTGGTGGACCACCAAGACCGTACAGAAATCTAATAATTAATGGAGCAATGAATGTTGCTCAGAGAGGTACTTCTACTACTACTGACGCTGCTTTTGCTCTTGATAGATGGAAGCATAGTAGTAACGGTTTAGGTGTTACAATAACTAATTCACAGCAATCTTTAACAAGTAGTGATACACCATATAGTTACGGATTTAGAAAAAGTAATAGGCTAGCTTTAGCAAGTGCTGGAACTGCTGGTGCGGCTCATTTTTTAGAGTTTTTGTATACTGCTGAAGCACAAGACATAGCAAATAGCGGTTGGGATTACACCTCAACTTCAAGCTATGTCACTATAAGTTTCTGGGCAAGGGCTAGTTCAACTCAAACCTATGGATGTGTTTTCGAAACTAATGATGGAACTGCATATCTCTATCCAAAAACATTCGCTTTAACTGCAAACACTTGGACAAAAGTAAGTTTTTCAGTACCCGGAAATAGTAATTTAACAGTAAATAATGATACTGGAGCAGGGCTACTAATAAAAGTATTTCCTTACTTAGGAACTACTTATAGCGGAGGAACAGATGCTACGTGG